CTTTAGCAATAGATGCGGCTAGTGCTTGAGCATTAAGTAGAGTAGTAATCCAGCCAGAGAATGGGTTCTTAGCATCTGGCAAGCCTGAGTAATAGGCGATAAGTTCTTTAGTTAAACCTTGAGCCTTGCCTACTTCAGCCGCTAGTTTACTTGCCTCTGTTGTATTGCCTGTGAGGATAGCCAGTTGCAGTTCTAAGCGATTGCGTTCTTCTTTAGATATATTGCCTTTAAGTGCTGCAAGGATCCCTGCTTGCTCTGTATCAAATAGGGTGCCAGCCTTCATGAGTGCAGTCTGTTCTTTGATCGCTTTAGTTTGATCTTTAGTTACCTTTAATACTGCTTGACGGTTTTTTAGTGCAGCCTTCTCAACTGCTGCTTTCTTAAGTTCTGCTGCGATTGCTGGGATAAGAGTTGCTTTAGGTGCAGGTTTAGCAAAGATTTTTGGGATACTAGTAAAGCGTAAATCGAGTGCGGTATCGAGTACCTTGGCTGCGATTGCCACGCCTCTAATCAATGAGGCTATAGCGTTGCTAGTTTCATCAATCTGCTTAATAACATTATCAAAGCCGCCTTGACCTCCGCCGCCTAAAGTAGATAAGGCATCAAATAAACCTTTACCTATTGCTTCCTTGGCGTTATCTGTTGCAACTGTTAATTTATCAATGCTTCCTGAATAACTATCGGCAGCAAGTTTAGCCTGTCCGCCGAATAGATCGTTAATCTTTGTCTGTACTTCTAAAAAGGTCATAGCCTTTAATTGGGCTTGCGATAGTCCTAAACCATATTTAGCAAGTGATCTAGTCTGTCCAACATAACCCTTACTTAAATCTCCTGCAACTGTGACTACATCAGCGCCGCTTGCTGCTGATAAATCGAGTGCAGTTCTAAGTAATGATTGAGCCTCTGTAACTGAGCCAGTGGTAGTTAGTAAGCGCTGGAAGGCTGGGCGCAACTGGTCATCAAGTACACCAAAGGTCTTTTCTAAATCGCCAATAAATGCTTTAACCTGTATATCTGAGAAGGCTAATCCTAAGTTACTTAATGACTGAGTAAGAGTCTTGGCTGCTTTATCATCTGCTGCAAATGCTTTTGCTGCTTCGATGCTATTGCGTGAAAGTATTCTTATACCCTGCAACCCGACATAAGACTTAGCAAGTGTGCTGACTTGCTTAGTGAGTCTTTGTGCTGCGCTTTCTGCTGCCTTAAATGCTTTCTTACCAACGAACTCAGCCCCAATATCAACTCTAATTGCTTCTGCCATTATTTAGCCTTCACAGTCGCGTTAAATTTATCCCGAGAAGCATAAATAGCCTTGAGAACTGAACCTTTAGTTTTACCTTGATCTTGATCCCAAGCGCGAAAGATAGCGCGACCGGTCGCGCTTTGACCTTTACCGTCTAATTGTCCACCAAGTTTAGGAGTGAAGCGACCACGAACGCCAGACTTACGCCCAGCAGTTTCGTAGATAGCACCAGCAGGCGAAGTGTTAAAGATAGATACCAGCGCTCTAAAACCACTCCGATTAACCTTGCTTGGCGTTGTCTTATATTTAATGCCACGACGAACGGCTGTGTCGTTATACGCTACGCGTTCCCATTTACCCTTTTGATTGGCTACGAGCCAGCCTGACGGCACTTGGCTATCTGTTGGAATAAATCCTCGAGCGTTACGAACTACAGGCTTTAGAAGGTTGCCCAATTCCTTGCTAGTTTCTTTAGCAAGATCAGGCGCAAATTCTCTGAGAGCCTTACGAAGTTTAAGTGCGCCTTTTACTTCTGTTGGCATTCTCGGACTCCTTTGCTCTATCAGTCATAGCCTGTAGTAAGGCTTTAAACATTCTGTAATCTAAATCTATTAAAGTTTGAGGCGAGAGCCCTGTCTCAAGCGATACTCTCGCAATGAGATAGGTGAAGGACTCTCGCGTTATGCCAAAGGGTCATCTTCTAAGACCTCAACTCGCGTCAATGTCTCAAGAAACGCTTCTCCAAATGGCTTGACGGTTTCACCCGAACGCCGAATTGCTTCCCAACACAACCAGTAAACATCTGATTGCTTTTCATCATCTCTAAAGGCTTTGTGNAAACCTTTCTTTGCATAAGACTCAAAAGCNTATTCGATCGCTGGTGTAATCTGATACTCAGTAATGCTNCCGTCTGCCCTTGTTACCTTTAGTTTTGCCATGATTGCCCCTTAGTTAGTTTTTACGAAGTTGTTACTGCGATTGTGCCATTTACATTAAATGTTAATGACTGCATGCTGAGATCGGCTACGCTTCCGTTAATATCGGTTGTGTTGTTGATCAAGCAGGACATTGTATAAAGCGGGTTAGTTGCTGATACTGCTGCACTTGTCTGCTTAGCGGTTACAGTTACAGTTGTTCCCCATGCGGCTTGCAAGGTTGGAAGAACTTCTCCAGTTGCGGTGTCGTTTAGGAAGTCGATTGTAATGCTTGATGCTTCCAATCCTTTTACAAACTTATGACCTGAGTCACCCATTGCGGTTACTTCAAGTTCATCAAATGCTCGGTTGATAGTTACTGATGTAACATGGTCGGAAAGATCCACCGCATTAACAGTAAGAACTACTCCATTATTTAGAAATACTGCCACGGCTTATTCCTCGTCTTTCTTAGTAGATGGTTTTGGTGCTGCTGGTGCCACCTGCCCGATTTTAATCAGGAAGGCTTCGTTTTCTTTATCCCAATCGGACATTTTAACTCCAACTCGTTAGAACGGATACTTGCATTGAGCAAGTAAGTAGATCGCCTGTAGCAGCATTGAGAACGCTTGGTGCGCTCACATCACCGATATTATAGACGATAGAAGAAGCTGCTAATAGGTTAAACACAGATACCAGCATTTCTTCAATTCCATTTAGATTTCCTTCGTTATCAAGCAAGGGTACAAATACATTTATATTAAAATGAGCAGTAGGGCTGATCGTGTTACGGCTATTGTTATTAGGCGATAAATAAGGATCTGCTGGGCTGACCACAACGCTATTTGCGATAGGTGTAGCAGGTGGAAATGAGAAAGTACTCCAGAGAGTGTTATTGACTAGCGCCGTAGCAATTGTCTGGCGAAGCGTAGAGATTGCTGCAGTCATTAGCCAACCATTGATCTAGGCGAAAGGAATGGTGCAAGCAAGCCACGAACGCGAGCAAGTAAAGTGTTAGACATAGTGAACGGGCTAGGAGTAAATCCATCCACTGACATTCCTTGACCGCTTGGCGCTTGTCGCGCTTGCCAGATAGCGATCGAGATCATTAGTGATGCTTCAATGACGGCCGGTGTTGTTGAGTATGTAATATAAGTTACAAGACTTACAGTTCCTAAAGGCTGCACCAAATGTTTAAGTTGAGCAGCAGGTGAACCAGTCAGCGCATAAGAAACAGATAATGGTGTTACTTCGCTAACAGTAAATGTGCCGTTATATGGTGCGCCATTTTGACTTACTGTAACTGATTGTCCAACTTGAATTCCATGAGGTGCGCTGAAATATAAAGTGCCTAAAGTTGTTGTGTTTTCTGTTGCATAATTAAAATATTCATTTGACCATAGGAAAGGCAACATAACATCATCGGATGCATCGCAAACTTCTTGCAAGGCTGCATCGGCATAGAGAGTACCTACGCCTAATGCGCTGCGAAGTGAAGCGACTGTTGTAACCGACATTATGTTTCCTTTCCTAAAGGCTAGGTGGAACAGAAGGGCACTGCCCCACCTAGCGGCTTAAGTTTGCTATTACGCGATATTGAACTTGCGGATAGCGAGTGGGTTCTTGATTGCGACTGCAAGATAACCATAAAGTGCTATCTCAACCTGACCTGTGCCAAGCAACTGCACCTGTAAGGCGAGTTGTTGCACTTTCATAAGTTGTATAAGCATCTGGTGAGACGATATATGCTGAGTTATCGATCAAGCCTGCTACTGCGATATTTGGATCAACATAAAGATTGAGTCCAAGGATTTGACCTGTAAGAGCAGTAGGTGCAACTCCGCCTGAAGCGTTCATTGGCTGTGATGCTGTGTAAAGTGAACGACCTGTTGAATCTGCAAAGCCCATAAATGCAGCCCAAGTATCAGGTGATGCGATCATGTTGCGAGCAAACTGACCTGTTCCTTTGTATGCAGCAGCAGTTTCTGTTGCCACAAATGCTTGATATCCAGCCGCTGTTACTGCTGTTGCAGTTGCTGCTGTTCCGCCTGCAAGAAGTGCTGCAATAACTGCTGCATCTGTTGCGTTAGCGTAAGCGTTCTGAAGATTACGAAGCATTTCTGTTTCGAAGTTTGGCGATGAGCGATCGAGAAGCTCATAAGATACGACCTGACGGCCTGCGAACTTGTTAATGTCCACTGTTAGGAAATCAGAAGTCATTCCTGTTGCGGTGATTGCTGCGCCTTCATTAAAATCTGCTACTGCACCGTTACCGGTAACGCGTGGAATCGTGAAAGATAAACCACTTGCTGGAAGTGCACCGCGTGATCCTGCTTCTACTGCTGCACGAGAAGTTACCTGATTGGTAATAAACTCGTTCATGTGTAGAGGCAAAGTTAAGCCTGTGTTTGTCGATGTTGAATCATCGGCTGCACGAATTACTTGGCGTGCTGAGTCATCGCCCATTGCTGCTGCGATTGACTTTGAGAGGTATTCGCCCGAAGTCATTGGTGC